GTCAGCGCGATTCTGCTTCATAAGCTGCGCCTCCTCAATGATAGTATTTACATCAGTCATGGCTGAACGGTATTAGGATAATGCGACAGGACGGACAACTCCGACAGTAGTTTTGGTTTCTACATAGGCCGAGCCGGATTCAAAGCGCAAACGGTATGCGTTATTGTTATCCCAGTTGCAACTCGACCAGTAGAGCTGATTGAGGAAATTGAAGTCAGACGACCACACGGAGGTAATGACAGCCTCAATTTCAGTCCGGAAACGGAACATGATATTGAGTTGCGCCAACGTAGGCAGACACCACTGGGTGTTATCATCGAGGCCATCGCGGTCAAGCGTAAATACTTTATAGGCCGCAGCAGCCTCGGCCGCAGGAGCGCCAACAACAGCGCCGGATGTGACATCTGCATAGGCCGCAATGATGACTTGCGTAGCGTCATCAGCCGAGAAATACTTATAAAGATCTTTTTTGGCCGAGAAATTGTGTGCGTCAGGCACAGCCTTATTACTGCCCCACGCCTTGTTTGTTATGTTATCCGGGGCCACTATAAACGAAGTACCCCAGGCACGGACACGCACACCGCGAAGCAAGAACAAATCCTGTTCGGCAGACGAAAGGCTTTGCCAGTCATCGAGAGTGAAGAAAAACTTGCGGTTGTCACGTTTGCGGTTAGCCGCAATGGTGACATCGAGCAGTCCGGCAGCCCATTTTACCAGTTCCGGGAATTGCGAGGCTCTTGCTCCCTCGGTCAAATCAAAACCAAGGGATTTAAGAGCTTCGACCTGAGCCCTCTTGTTGATGCGTAAGAGGGTAACGCTTTGTTCGTTTGAGGCCATATTAGTCAGTTAGAGTTATTAGTTCGTGAATGTCTCGGTTTTCTTCGGTCATACGAGCGAGTGCTTCAGCGGCAGTTTCGCCGTTATAGTATCGGATATGGTCAATGATATTATCCATATCCACCGTATCAACCTCGGAAGCACCGCCGTAAGTTTCGGCATTAACCTCGTCCATAGCGTTAGTAAACGCTTCCACCACCAATTCTACGGTGAAGCCGTCAGGATTGATTCCGTTGAGGATAATGTCAAGTTCATTCGACATTGGCAACTTGGTCATGTGGTAAGTGCCGAGGATTTCCGGCTTTCCTGTCTTGTCATTGTCGCCACGGACACCGAGGTTGATCAAGCGAATCAACTCCTCTCCCGTACCGCGAAGCGTTCCGCCTGTCACGCGGATATATTGCAGGGAGTTGTTCGGTGTAGCGGTAATGGCGTCAAGGATAGCCATAGGATTGAGATAGGTGCAATCGGTGATGTTGACCGAAGCGATATTAGCGTAGCCATCGATAACGAGGTTAGCATTAGTGAGATTCGGCAACCTATCGAACTGCAAGTGCACGGTCGTTTCGGGCAGATGTACCTTGCTGAGAACCGAACCCGCAGGGACGGAGATACCGGTTATAGAAGAACCCTGGGCCTCGATTTCTTCAAGTGCCGAGCAGCCTGTAAGGTCGAGATTAGAAGAAAGCGTAGGAATGTTGCACACGTTTATGTAAGTCATAAGCGGGTGTTTGCCGAATGTCAGGGTGGCGAGTTTACCTTTATACCCCGGAGTCTTATTGCCAACGACAAGGCGGCTCAACATTCGGCCCTGGGCGATGTCGCAGGTAGTTGGATACAACGTGGAGATGTCGCCAATATCCGAAAGGCGGTCAGCCTGATGGATATAAGTTTCGGTGTCGTTAGGATTTGAGCCGGAAGCAGCCTCGAAGTGCATAGTCTGCCCTGCCTCTATGCGCTTAGGAACCCACGAGTCATTTGCGGAGAAGCGGAATGCAAAGTACCAGTCCTGGGCGGCGGTGAGGTCAACCGCGACCTTTGCGGGTACGGAAGAATCGCCGGCAGTATTGGCGCGAAGGTAGATGCGCGATTCGCGGAACGACCCTGCGCCAAACTTGGCATTCTGATACTGGAAGCGTTCAGACATCGCCCATTTGCGGTGTTCCTCGCGGTCGCCCTGCGCCATATCGAGGTAATTGTTTGTTGTGCCGCTGCCGTCTTCAGATTCCTTACCAAAGGAGTCGATGTATTTATATTTGGAGTCGGCGTTCTTGACTGCCTCGCACCACTTATCGCTCTGCCGAGTGTTAAACCAAAAAAGAGCTCGTTCATAGGTAAATCCGGCGGCCACCATATCAGCGTAAAGAGCGCGCTGCTCACTCTGAAGGCTGCGCTCGATGAGATTCCACAGCGTAGAGCTCTCGCCGTTAAACACGAATTTACCGAGGTCATCCTTTGAATGAGGCTCAACGTATGGGATGAACATTATGCGACCCTCGTTGTTGATGAGCCAAATGGTGTCGTTATCATAGAATATGATGTAAATGATACCGTCAATGATAGCCCACATCATATTCTTGGCGCCCTGGTCGGAAGCGACAAAGCCTTGGCGAATGAGGTCATAGGCCAGAGCCATGCGCTTGTTGAAGTATTGGTCGATGTCGCCGGCAAACAGTTGCGCCTTTGCATTCTTCTCCGCTTCGGTCAGATCAGGATCAATGATAGAGAGTGAGGCGAGCCAGTCGGTAACACGTTTCAGTTGCTTCGGAATTTTGCCCTGAACATAACGTTTGTTGTTATCGTCGTTGTCAGGGTAACGCGGTTCAAAAGCGCCAGTCCAGTAAGGGCCGACCTTTTTGCCGTTCTCATCAGTCTTGTTGAGCCAAGTTTCCTTAACCCACGAACCAAGGCCGGAAGAAACTTGTGTAGTGTAATCCGACGTATGGAACAGGCACATCGGGTGGCCGTTGTTAAGGAACTCCCAACACTCGATATTGTTCTCTACAAATTCACCGGCGGCAACCTTATCGAGAATGCCCTGTGCGCGAGTACAGGTTATGCCGTTGTTTTTAGACCAGGCACGGAGTTGTGCGTTCCAACGCCACATTTCTCCGCGGTCAATCCAAGCGCCGGCTTCTTCATCGTACTCGACGAGGTGATTGTTAAGCGCGTCGGCAGAGTTTTCGATAAGATAATACTTAGCCTCTGCATCTTCGGCGGCAGTAAGAGCGGCATCGTTGCCTTGTAGAGCAGCGAGGCGTCCATCCCAAACGAGGTAATCATCACGATTGATCATACCGTCATTGAAACCGGGTATTCCTTGGAAACCGAAAGTTTCATGGGTAGATTTATCGTTGTTGAAATTGTATTTTCCCACAAAGCGAATCGGAGAAGATTCCGTCTCTTGATGGAACAGCAGGCAGGGGTGGCCGTAGATTGTGGTGCGCACGGTGCTGTCCTTCTCCTGCATGGGGGTCAGAATGCCGGAGGCCTTCAATATCTCGTCAATCATGTTGGCGGCGCCAGTGTTGTGCGTACCTGATGACTCGGCAAAGTCGGCTTTCAGGCAGAAAGTCTTGACCGCCTTTTGAGGCACAGCGGTTCCATTGGCATCGTAGCAGCGCAGAGAAAACTTCTTGGCCGTAGTGCCGGAGTTAGTCATCTGCAATTCGTCCTTGAACTTCACTTTGTAGTTCTTCACAACGTAATACTGGCTCGAAGTGCCCTGCACGTCAATCTGCACCAATACCATGAAGTTGTCTTCAGGGTGCTCCGGGTCCTCATACACAAGCCAGCCTATTTTCTTGTCGCCCTTATACTTCGGCAGTTCGCCGATGTATCGAAGGCAAGCAATTTTCTTCACGGCCTTATCGAAAGAGATCTCGCCAGAGGCAGACTCATCATTGAGGATGTCGTTAGCTGCAAGTTTGGCGAACATCGTGGCGGTGTCGTCCATATCAGCGATAGAGTTGTTAAGCATCTGACTGAACGATAACGCCTGTTCATATACACGGATATTGTAAATATCCAGTTCACAAGAAGCGTGGCCGAGGGTTATGCCCTGAGCCGGATTCTGCACAAAGTAGTCGGTGGTGTCATACTGCACGACGCCGCTGTGCTTGCCTTTGACAAAGAGGTGCATGAAGCGGTTAGTACCCGAAACAGCCTCGATGACAAAGCCCACCCTGATACGCTCGTCTTGCTTGAACTTCGTGCCGACCGTTTTAAGCAGAGCCGAAGAAAGAGTTGCTTCCTGGGCTTTGATGTCAATACCCACATTGCCCGACAAGCAAGAAATGATAGAAGCCGTTGTGTCAAAGCAGTTGGAAACCGAGAACTCGAATTCAATAGTTTTGCCTGTTGACTTGGCATCAACGGCGAAAGGCTTGAACGGTATAAAGCATTTAGCGCCTTTTTCGAGGTGCAATGCAGTTATGCCGAAGCGATCCTTGCGCCAACCCGATTGAGCGTCGAAGTTTACGCCTATGAACTGGGCGGCAGTATGCAAGCCCTGAGCAGAGGTAAACGACCAATCGCTACGGTTTTCCGCGTCGTTGGAGCGGCCAGAAGCAGAGAGATAAAGCGAGAGTCCATCGGTCTCCGCTTCAATCTGCGTGGCGGCTTCAATGACGTTCACCGTTACCGAGTTCTCGAAAGAGAGGTGCGAGTTTTGCACCTTGAAGGTGAAAGTCTGCTCGCCGTAGTGCTTAACACGATACGAGAAGGTATGCAGAGAGCGATCGACGCGCTGGGTTTCAATCAACGTGTCGCCGATGTAAATTTCAACAATGGCGCTTTGAGCATTCTCCGGGTCATAGACGGCGAAAGGGATCTCCACGGTAGAATACTGCGGCACCGAGCCCGGACGAGAGAGGGCGATGAGAGGCTTGTAGCTGTCACGATTGATGAACATCATATCGAAGGCCAGTTTCTCCGTTGCCAGGATATTGTCATTGCCAAGGTCGCGGGTAGCCTGCATCGTCAGAGTGTGCACCGAGTGGGAGAAGGCCGAAGTATTGAGCGTTTTGATAGAAGTAGCGCCCGATGTGCGGATAGTGTCAACAACCGGCTCACCGTCATCCATAGAAAACGACACCTTCTTATCGCCGGAGCCGTTGACGATATAGCGAACCTGAGCGGAACCACCCACGGAATTGGCGGTAGATATGTCATAAAGAGAACGGAGCGCAAGAGCCGCAGCAGTGATTTTCACTGTTGCCGACTGTGAGATAAGGCCGTCATCAGCAGTAATTCTGATGCGGACAGAGTTAAGGCCCGACTGAAGCCAAGGCCCGACGTTGAAAGCGTTGTAGCCTTGCGTTACGACTTGACGGTCAACCACGGCACCGCCTACAAGCAGTTCAGCGGTACCGCCATACTGCGTATCAACATTGTTGCTGATATTGTAGTGGTGCCAATAGTATTGCACCGTGTAATCGTCGCCTTCCTTGACAGTGGCCTGTAAGTCGGATTCGATTGTGATACCGATAGCCGTGGGGGTGTTATCGCCGCCGCCACCGCCGCCGGGGATTGTCACCGAATCAAGTGCAGAGCCATCGGCAGACAGTAAAGACAGTTGGCGAGTGCTATTATCCCAACCGAACTTAGCAGGGATATTTTCCTGAACCTCGTTAAGTCCGGCCACCACAGCCTTGTTAGAGACAGCGCGATCGGATTCACCATTGAGCGACGGGTCAATGGGGACCTCAAAAGTAAGGTCAACATTGCCGTTGCTGTCGGGGTTAGGAGCCGGTGCGCCGTTTATAGACACCGAGCGGACTTCTTGCCGCCAATACTGTTCGTTAGACCAGTCAGCGGTAAGAGCGCCTGTAAACTGCCAAGTCTGCCACTTTCCGGCTGCGGACATGAAAGTAATCTTGCGACCGCCAGTGCGGAGTTTATCGGGCACCTTAGCGGCAGCTTCGCCTCGGTTGGTGGCGTTCCAGTCCTTGGTGATTTCGTGTATATTTATGACATTGCCGGTTGCAGAACCGCCACCAATCTCAACCAGTTCGCCGTCAGAATAACGGTAAAGAACCGGGCCGAGGCGGAAAATCCTGTCAACAGCAGCGTGTAGAGGAGTACCCACACGGTCAAACACATTGTATTCGGAAGGATAAGCCGGGCCCTGAGCCGTCATCATGGCGAACAGCTTTGTCGATGTGATGAAAGCGATCTGATTGTCCGCCATAGTAGTGAACGGAGCAGAATTTGTGTTTAGGGCAATCAAATCGAATGGGAAAATCTTAACGCCGGCGGCCAGGGATTTCACCTCATTCAGTTCGGAGACATCGGCTTTATCGCCCAAATCTTCTTCAAGGGCGTCCACACGGTCACGGAGAGCCGCGCCCTGATCACCGGCGAAAGCAGAGCCGGCAGTTTCACCGATAGCGAGGTCAGAACCGATAGTAACGAGGTCAGAACCCGACCAACGGAAAGTTTTGTTATCTGACGTGCAGATATAAACCTTTCCACCTTCAGGAGTGCGGCCATTCTCTGAACCTACGCCGAAATTGTCAGCCCCTGACCAATTACCGAAGTAAGTGAACAAATCGGACTGAATCCCTACGATGTCGCCGTCAGGGTTAAATTCCCATACATCTCCAATCTCAATATTATTTTCCGACTGGAGCGAAGGAATATTGCCAGAGACTCTATTAGGACGCAGGATATTTCCCCAAGCGACGAGGTCAGTACCAATGAAACGAGAGGAAACAGCGAGAAGAAACGTGTGTTTAGACTTGTCGTAAACAATCATACAGCCGCTGTCCGTAGCAGAGTGCGTAGTTGTCCGCATCTGCAAGGTAACGTTATTTACCATAGTGTTGAACTCGACAACGTCATCGACGTAGCCTGGCAGATGTGCGGCCGGTATCATTCCGGAAGCGTCCAATGGAGCGATTCCTGAAGGTTGGCCGATAGCGTTCTCGTGCTTTTGAGCAAGTTCGAGAGCAGCATCGGAGCGTTGAATGGCAATGTTGGCGTTACCTTGGGCGTTTAAGGCCTGGGATTTTGCGGACTCGGCCGTGTTGTTAGCCTGATTAGCGATAGATTGAGCAGAATTAGCGGCTGTAACGGCATCAGCGGCTTTTTCCAAAGCGTTAAGCGCGTTTGCCGTGGCCGAGTTAGATGCGGTTTCGGCAGTTCCAGCCTTAGAAAGAGCCTGATTAGCCTTTTGAAGGGCTGAAGAAGCGTTAGCCAAAGCCGTAGCGACATCATCGCTCAAGCCGGTCATGTCGATTGCTTTCATCTGCGTGATGAAGTCATCAAGCAGGGAGCCAAGGTAGGTCGGTGTAATAGAGTTCACCGCCACCATAGCCTTCAAAGCATTGACTTTTGTTTGGAGAGAGGAAAAGTCAGTCATAATTAGTTTGAGAATTATGCAACAAAAATAGAGAGGAAAGACGAGGGGATAAAAGACATTAAGGGGTGGTTACTAATAGCCTTTGCGACGGTAGAAGGCTGTGTTTTGTTTCGCCTTATCTGAATCGAGAGCAGCGCAAAACATAGAAACGAACTCGTTGCCGAGGGAGTCCGCCATAAAGTCGCGTAGCGCCATCACTGACGAGTAATATTTAAGCGAGAACCACCGGCGACGTTCACGTTTCTTGCCGTGTTCCTCGATGTATTTCTCGTTTCGCTCATGGTTGCCGTGATGAAGTTCACGCCCCACGCCAAGGTCTTGCCACAGGCCATATTCAAGGAAATTCTGCGATAGTGTAATATCGTAGAAACGACCGTCGGCTCTGACCGGCAATTCAATAGGCGAGCGCCACAACGCCCTCGTGTTAATTACTTTGAGGTGATTGATGCGCTCTTGCCATATCTCGATCATGGTTTTATTCCAAGCCTCGATATATTTTTTGCGAGAATCTACGGATTGGTCAGCCATTCTTCAGGATTGAAAGCGAGATTAGTGTAGGTATCAACGGCGATTTGGAAATAAGCACAGGCGCACCCGGTGAAGAAATATCGGTCAATTTCGTTGAACTGGATGTTTTCATCGAGATAGACGCAGTCCTCGGCCAATCGGGTGCGCTCCATCAGGAGCACCGACATGAATTGTCGGAACAATTCTCGCATATTCGCCATACAATCCTCGCGGGCTTCCGGGTCATCTTCGGCATGACGCATAGCGAGGAAAACCGTCTTGACGCGGCGCGTGTGCGGAGAGTTGTCAAGAGACATATATCCCTGAGAAGTATCGTCCACGGCCACGAAAGCCGGCGCCGAATACATCTTATCAAGAGCGCCCTGAAATCCTTCGAGCGATGACACACGAGCAAAAACATATCCGTTAGTCTTTGCGTGGCGGTTAGTGGCCGTCAACCGCTCAAAGAACTTGGCCGCGTCCCAATTAAAATTATTAGATTTCATTATGAAGGATATTTTTTGTTGAGTTCATCATATTCTCGTGCCTGTGCATCAAGTTCGGTAAGAGCCCGCAAGGCTTCAAGGGCTAAAATTTCTTTTTCCTTGGTGATATCGCCCTTTGTAAGAGCGCGAATTTGAGCATCCATACTTCGGCGCATACCCTCAGCCGAAGGCTGCTCGCCGTTCTCGCCTGAGGTCTTAAAAAAGTTAGGGAACATCTCCGACACCATAGACTTCACCGAGGCCCACCAATAGAAGATTCCGAGCAAAGCCGCCGGGTCTGCTTTTATGCCGTTCTTACGGTAGAGGATTTCGGCCATTTGAAGGAGTAAGGATTCGTCCGAAGTGATTTGATATGCTTGCCAAAGGGCTTCGCACGAAAGCCAGTTGTCGAAAGTGAAATCAGAAGAAATATCGGCAGGGACAGCCTTAGCCCCATCGACTACGTCGAGGCGCACCGGCTCGGTGGGCAATTCTTTTGCCCAGTCGAGATGAGCGACTGCCGATGTTACTTGCTCTGTCAACAACTTATATTCCTTGCCTTCAAAAGAGACGAGCCACCCGTCGGCATAGGCGCATATAAGGCGAAGGCCGCACCACTTGAACAGGCACATCGTAGCAATCTGAGCCGAGGACTGAGCCGAATAATCATCTATGGAACGGAAACCGATGTTACGGTTTGACAGTTGCACATCCACCATGGACTGCAAGAGGAAACGGAGTTGATCTTGTGAAAGGTCAGTCCACGATTTAGGTACGGAGAGATTAAGGACAGCGTTCATCAGAAATAGAATCCCCCTTTTATGTCGTTCTTGAAAGGCTCTGGCTTGAAACGGTCGCCCATTTCAAGCTGCCACTGGCGGTGTAGTTCCGGGAAATATTTAAGACGTTCAACAACCGGGCGAATGAGGTGCCACTCCTCGTGTTCATCAGGGCAATTCGCCTTTTGGTCGCGCAAGTGGAATGAAATATAACGGAGTTCCGCCTCGCGGATCAGCGTTATTATTTCCTCGTTTTCCGGATTGATGAATTGTTGGTTGCGTAGAGTCATCATCAATTCATCGCCCATATACAGCGCGGCGACCTCACGCTCAAAACGTAGAGCGAGAGAGCGCATTGAGCGGTAAGTATCAAACAGCCGAGACTGAGCGCGGAACCGAAATGCTTCCGAAATAGAGGGAATAAAAGTGCCACGCCACCACAACCCCATCGATGAGTCAACCCATTCAGGAGTGTGAAGCAATTTGTCAACAAGCACCCCGATATTCGCATCGACCGAAGAGTTAATCGAGGTGATTAAGCGCTCAATGCGTTCCTTTGAGGCCGGAGCACGGCCATCGGTATTGATAACAGCGAAGCCTGACGGGCTAAGCGCGACATCAAGAGAAGGGATAGCCTCGGCGAAAGCCATATTGACAACAATTTTTTCTACAAGTGTTGTCAATGATTCAGGGACATCGAAGTCAGAGCCGAGGATATATCCGACAAGCCAATTTTCGGCAGAGTTAATCCAAGGCGTCAATTTATCGCAGAGAGAAATTTCGCCTTTGACCTCGTGTATTACGTTTGGTATGAGCTCACGAATCCGCTCATTCGTTAGGTTCAGTTTCATCGTCATTATTGTTGGTTGTTACTTCTTTAGCGTCGGCGTGTTCATCGAGCGTTGTCAGTTGAATGAAAGGGCAATCAGGATGAACGCCTTTCCACCCATTAAATCTGATAATAATATCGTGGACCGGGAAAAGTACATCACGATAAGGTTTCTTCAGAGCCTGGGCTATCGTGTATAACTCTCTCTTATCAGAGCCGGAGTTATTGGTCTGCGACTTGCCGGGGACCGAACCCACCAGGTTAGAGTGTACGCGCATAGTAAAGCAGAGTACATTGATAGCCTCGGCAATGTCGCTCTCCCAGTCGCCGCCCTCTTTGGTTTTAGAATCGATAGTAGTAACGGTGATGTCGGGAGATTCACCCTTACCGTCGAGAGAGATGCTTTTGTCGGTAAACAGCACAGAGCCGGTATTCTCAACATTGGTGAGGAACTCAATCATCTCGCTCTTTTTCTTATTCATCAGTTTCACCTGGTCCTCTTTGGCAACGAGATGGAGTTTTGAAAAGAGGTTATCCCAATATCGGCTTGACACCTCAATGACGTACTTAATAGGTGCGGCATTTTTCAGTTTAGATTCCTTGGCCGCCCCGATAAGACGTTTAATGTTATACCAGTTGCCCCGGAACAAAGCCGCGTAATGCGGTATAGGATAATACATAGAATCCACACCGGGGAAGCGCGAAAGGATTGCGAACTTGCGAGTTTTCGAGCAGTTTGCAAGAGGATTGTTGCGAGTGGAGCGCAGCCCCATACGTTGCTGCAAGTCCTTCCATGGGGAACGCGGGTCAAGGAGTTCAATCTCTTCGATAACGTCATCAGGCTGCATATTACGGAACGAGCCAAACAGCACTTTTGTAATTTTGCCTGTTTTTGGATCTGCCGGACAAAAGCGACAATAGCAAGCCGGTTTCCGATGCAGTTCCACAATCTTGTTTCCGTCCTCGTTAAGAATGATGACGGACACGGCAAAGTTAAAATACATCAGATCCTGACACACGCCGAGAAAATAATCCGGCAGTGGATTATCGAAAAGGAAGTCCTCGACTTCCGATTTTACTGTTTTATTTGCGGCCTCGGTGCAATAACGAAGGCCGGAACCATAGCAGACCTCAGCGTTGAACACCTGACAAGTGGCGAGGGTTTCATCAGCCTCAATGAGGTCGATAATATCATAAGGCATCTGGTCATCTTCGCCCCAGGCGACATATTCCTTGCCGTTTATTGTACGGGTAGTAAGATTGTCCGATTCGCGGAACACATTGGCAGTCTTGGTGACGATCGCCGCCCTGGCGTTTGTCATCGGAATGTCGTGAACTGAGAAAGTTTCGGTTAAAATATCCATTGGAGAGAGAGTTAGAGGTAAACATCAAAATCATCAATGCCGATGATGCAAACGTCGTGCAGTGTTCGTATTTGGCCCGACCTGAGCAATTTGATAGAGCGAGTGCCCTTATAATAGTCATAGCGCAGAGAGACAGCATTCTCGTAGTTGATAAGAGAGCCATCGCGCAGGCACACCACCGTAAGGCTGACCGGTTGCCCGGAGTCGAGCATTTTACGGGCCAGAGAGAGATGTATTCCTTTCTTAGCCATTATGCGAACTCTGCGGTAAATTCTTGTGAGAAAATTTGAGATAAAGAGGGAACGAGCGCATCCATTTCAGAGTCGAGGAGAGCCGGACGGTCGGTAGCGAGTCGAAATGTAAACTTCATTGTCACCAATGAAGCGTCATCATTATCGACCTCACAAGAATGGTCGGTAATGATTATATCGTAGTCGTCTGCCGAAGCGATGAGCATAACGTCATAGGAAGAAATCAACTGTTCCAAGGAAAGAGCCTGGTCAGGCGTGAGAGGCCCGGTTTCGACCTCGTAAGTTCGGTTAATGACTTGATTGTACTGACGTGAGCGACCGCCGCATATAGCGGTGTCGCGGTCAACGACAGTTTTACGCTTGACCTTACCCACGACATCAAGATATTCGGGGGCATTGAAAAGGTTTCGGAAGCGGAACGTCAAGAAAAACGGGTCCTCAACGACATAGAAAATTTTTTGAAGATTACCATATTCGACAGTGAAATATGCCACTTCGGCAATGTCGGCTCCCGCTTCGTAATCGGTTTGATTAAGGGCGAAGCGTATAATCTCGTCCACGGAGAAAGAAACCCACCAAGAGCCGGCAGTTCGGGTGAAATCTCTCTCGACCATAGCGAGTCGGCCATCAGGGCCTCGGCCTACCACCTTGACGTGATATGTAGATGAGCCGGTGAAATGATGAGCCAAAGAGATAGCCGAGTTTCGGTGTACCAATGAAGTAGCAGATGTAGTCCAGAAACACCGCTTATAATCGAAATCCGAATTGAGATTGTGGTTGCAATACAGTGCGATGAAGTCGAGCGAGATGCCATCGATTACCACTGACATCATATCAGTGATACGACCCTTCGCGCGGAACCGTTCCTCGATTAGTTTACCAAGGGCAGACACTTCCACAATCCCGTCGAAGGCGAATAGTGTGGTGCTGAAAAATTCATCAATATCGCCGTCAGGGTCTCGTATAACTGACACATCCACTTTGGTCTTGTCAGTTCGGGCAAGAATGGAGTCCAGTCGAGAAGTGAGCACGCACTCATCTTCAGGGAGAGATGTAATAAATGTTGTTGCCATACCACAAAATTAGGTAGTTAAGAATAGTCGATAAAAGACAAAGAGCGCACGGGTTCCCACTTATGGGAGCCGTGAGCCGCGCAGTCTCCACAAAGCTGCTCACCTCATTTGTGAGGCGAGCAACCTATGGAGCGGAATTTATTCAGCTTTCTTTTCGGCTTTCTTTTTCTTCTTAGGCTCTTCAAGCTGTTCGCAAATTGCGACGCGCTTACCTGCTCTAACGAGGCGCGGCAAATAAGTGTCGAGTGCGTGGTGAGGGAAGCCGGCCAACTCGATAGATTTGGCCTTTCCGTTAGCGCGGCGAGTAAGAGTGATGCCGAGAATTTCAGCGGCGGCGATTGCATCCTCGGCGAATGTTTCATAGAAATCGCCTACGCGGAAAAGTAAGATTGCATCGGGGTGCTTTTTCTTCATTTCTTCATACTGCTTCATTAGCGGAGTAACAGCTACGGATGCGGAAGCCTTAGGAGCTTCAACCTTGATGACTTCTTCATTGTCTGCTGTGGCTTCTTCCTTGGCTTTGTTCTCGGCTTTGGCCTTTGCTTCAGCGACTTTTTGTGCGCGAGTGCTGACTGCGCCTGTGCGCTTAATTTCAGCTGTTAAGAGAGCGAAAGCATTTTTAGAGATAGGGCAATTTTCGCCTTTGAGCATAAAGGCATAGTTAAGAGCATTAGCCGCATTAGTGAAATTGCAGATGTGCCAAATTGAGCGGTCAGACATATAAGTGCCAACACTTACGATTTGAGGGCCTGGCTTTAACTCCTTGCTACCGTCAGCATAGAGAGAGAGTTCGATGAGCGACTGCGGAGCGATAAACGCTGTAACGCATACGGGGGTGGGTAATTTAGCGGCGGCTGCTGCAAAGAGATTGGCGGTGTTGTTTGCTGTTGTCTGCATAGTGGTATGTTTTAAGATGTTTAACGATTGATATTGAACACGCGGAAAAATGCGTTATAGACTTCGACCTCAAAGTGAGAGTGGCCATATTCAGCACTTTCATTTATCGGATTGGAGGAGAGGTGAGAAGCTTTTACACCCTTTTGGGCTTTCTTGCTGTCAGGATTTTGAGATGTGACGGGCTGTTCCATATTTTTAATTTTTTGATTCATTTTTCGTCCTTGTTATCGAGTTTGATTTAGCTTTTACATTGCACCAAGAGGGTGGCCGGGAGCACAAAGACAAATTTTTGGGCTAAAATACTCTGCCGCAGGTAGGAAGATTTTCGACCAAAGTGTATCTCAATTTGGCAAGTGAGAAGGCTGCCCTAAATTTGCGATGGAAATAGCGTCCAAATCATTAAATCTCGGTGACATGGACATCAGAAAAATGGACCGGAAAATTTATTAAGGCCGACAGCCCACGGCAACTAATAAGCCGGATCAGACAGCAAGAATGACCAAAGGCACCGAGTTAGCGGCTGTAACCTTATGGCTGAGACCAAAGGCTCAGTGCGAAGCATTACGGAGCGGCCCGGTCGGGCAACTACAAAAAAAAGCCGTTCCCGGAAAATACCGAGAACGACCAGAAAGGAGAGAGGCGTAGAGAGGAGAATGTGTTAGCCGTTTACAGCCAGTAAATAAGCAGTAAGCCACGGAAGCCAACTAATAGCGAATCCGCCTGAGAAAGTCCAAAGGAAATCCCAAATGCAGAAATGGTTTCCTGAAGAAATGGAGTCATGCAGTTCCTTGATGAAGCCGATAATTGCGACAGCAGCGAGAGCGACAGCCATAGAGTACCATGGCCAGTGCGGTGGAACATTTGCGAAGATAACCCCCACGATCAGGCAGATAACAAGCCCCATCAGGAAATGGAGTAATTTATCGTAGCCTCGTTTGTCAGAACAAAGTGCCATTGCGTTTAAGTTTGAAGATGAGTATTGCGATTAGAATAACTATTGCAGCGAAAATAGGGAAAAAGATCACCCAATCAGAAGGACGGAGAAAATTATTGTTGCTGCGTTGTGTCTGCTCAAGAGACGAATCCTGTTCCATGCGTAAGTTAATAGAGTCAGATTCGTTGACCGCCGCCACTTCGTGCTTGGCGGCATTGGTCTCGGATTTAGCCTTAGCAGATTCAATCCTTACCGACTTGGGGGCCGCCCTGGCGTGAGGGTGTGTCGAATCGGGTGGAAAGAACTCGACGGTAATACCTTCGAGGTCAATGTCAGAAGAAGAATTGATGAGAGAGAGGATTTCTTCAGATGACACGGAAGCCTTGACTTCGTTGGATTCCACGACAGCGGATTCCGCCGACTGCGTGACCGTCTGCTTTGCTGACCGGCACGAGCATATTGCTAACATCAGCAAAAAGATAACGGAGAGAATTAGAGGTCGCATATCTTGAAAGAAGGGCAAGCCTTGTTAGCAAATTCATAATGGCCGTGCACGGTAGCGCCGGGATATTCCTGTTGAAGTTTAGCCACGACTTCCCGCAGTGCTTTGCGTTGCTCCGGGGTTCGAGTGTCCTTAGGTGTTTTGCCGTCCGCGGTGCAACCGCCGACGTATGCAACGCCGATAGAGTTGGTGTTCTGCCCTGTGCAGTGAGCGCCGACCATATTTATAGGACGCCCCATGTGGACTGAGCCGTCGCGGTAGATCACGATATGATAACCGATGTCGTTAAATTTACGTGCGAGGTGGCACTGGCGAATTTGCTCCACGGTATAGTCTTTGCCCTCAGGCGTAGCGGTACAGTGGAGAATAATTTTGTCGATACGTCGCCGACAAGGAGTAAGGACCGCCCAGGTTTTAGGGCCGACTATACCATCGGCAGTAAGACCTCGTTCCTTTTGAAAGACCTTGACGGCTTCCTCGGTAATCTTTCCGAAGATTCCGTCCTCAGCGAGACAAAGAGAGTGTTGAAGATGTTTCACATCAGCACCTCTGCTACCAAATTTAAGAGTTTGCATTATACAGGAATGTTATGGAGTTGCATACGCTTAACAAGAACCTCGTCGAGCATTGCCATGTGCTCGATTTGGATTAGAATGAGAGCCTGTTCATCAGGCGGAAGTCGCATAAAGCGGGATTGATTGTCTGCGAAAGAGCGCAAGTTTTTCAAGTGTCTTGCGTTCCGGGCGTGATGTTCAGCGAGTCGGAGTTCAAACGGTTTCATTGCGATTGTTGATTCTTAGCGGGGCCATGCGACTTTCAGTCGGTCACATGGCTGTTGTCGGATTTAGATCTTTCTTTATCGCGCATAGCCTCGATAAAGGGTTTGATTTGGAAATTCAGGTCAATACCCATAAAAGCGCCGGCCGCTACAAGGACCATACCAAAAACGGTGATGACCGATGAGTGGATTTCACCCTCAGGCGGCATATACAGGGCTAACATCACCACGAGCATACCGAACACCACGAGTATAAAAGCCAGTATTGTCTGAATGGTAATACGGCGTTTGAAAGTAGTTATAGTTTGGGTCATAGCGGAGAGAGGTTTAATAAATTATACTGCAAAAGTACAACCGCACAACTGCACGATAAAAGACGGAACGGGTTACATTACGCCTGATGTGTCAATGAAGGCGGCACCGGCATACGGGCGATTTTCGCACCCGATATACAGGGTATCAAAAGCATCGGTTCCGTCCGTGCGAAGTTCGAGGCGGTCATCTTCCGTCTCGGCAAGTTTCTCGCCGGATTTATCCTTTTGGAAACCGTTTCTGCCACGGCTCACCCCTGCCGACTGAATAGCAAGAATAAGGTCGTCGTTATTCTGGCGATTGAAATATGGGGTCAGGCGGTTAAGCCCGGCAAAGCCACGGTTGATGAGATTGTATTTTTCATCATGACGCATGGGGTTGCCCAGTGGAGTAGCCACGACATGCCAACCGTGCTTTTCAAATTCATTGATTATAGTGTAACGGAAATCGACTGAATTGACGGCGTAGTTTGAGCCGAGAGCCGTAGTGTCATAGTAGAACACCACAGTCTTGCAACGATGGTGAGCGTAGTATTGGCAGAAGTCGGCAACAAGAGCGGGAATCTTACGCTCGTATTTGACGTAGAACGATTTGAGGACATTGAGCCGACCGAGCCGTTCATCAGGCTGCCCGGCTACAATCCAGTTGATATTTGCATTGTAGTCCATACCTATGCAGATAGGGCGGAAACGGTCAAGGTCGCGGTCGGCGCGGCAATCAATGGCTTCGGACTCGAAGTCGAAACCTATTGTGTCAAGGTACTCAAAATCGCTGTCATTATATTTATGATCTTCTTTCATCGACGAATAGAAGCCATCGCGGGCAATACCTATTTTCTGACACATTATAGATGTCTGAAAGGTTAGCGGAGTCAGGTCGCGCTTCATATCCCGTAGGTATTGCTCGCCAAGAAGCTGCACATTTTCCACGGAAGAATATTCACGGTAATAAGTGGCTATCGAGCGCAGTTTATTGATGTTTGCATCGAGGCGGCGCAGATGTCCGCGGAGATAAGCAGGCGGCTCAACTCCTTTTTGCCGCATTTCGAGTATCTTTTGTTTAAGCCGCCATTGCTCCACGACCCCGGCCTCGATAGCCCGGATTATCTCCATATTCCTCTCGGTTTTCATATCCTTTTCGTATTCGAGGAACCACGAGCCTTTTTTGCTCTGGGGCATATCGGAAAGGATAAGCATAGCATGATTGAAAGAGTGACGCGAGAAATGGGTCTTAATGCCGCCATTCGCCGGGATAGTTTCCTGATGGAGTTTAACCGGGTCGATGAATTTAGCCTCGTCGATGAGCAGCCACGAAAGCGTCAGCGAGTTAGCAGCGCCCTTGCGGTCTTGAGAGAGTATGACCGCGAGTGAGCCGTTATAGAAAGAGATTACTTGTTCCCAATCATCGGGCTTTGTGATAGGAGCGGCAAAAGATTTAGGCGGTTGCCGACCTACAACAAAGTGAATACCGCGCTTGAAGCCCCAACGCTCCCAAGCCGCGAAAAGGCCAGGGAGAGTGTTGGTCA